TAACTATATTTGTTGCCATTTGGATAGCTTTAATAGTTAACATAGTACCTTTAATAACTAAAAAAGCAGCTGCTACAGATCCTAATAATGATTCCATAAAAGTTAATTCTTTATTACCATCTGTAAATAATGTCATTATACCTGATAAACCATTAGCTGCTAATGATATAGGTACAAGAGCTAAAGTTAATACATCTAAAAGAGCAGATACTGGTCCTCCTACAATGTCAGTAAATAATCCTTTTAATTTAGCTACTGCATCATTAAATGATTCTTGAGCTGAACGTGCTTCTAATTGTTTAGCTAAATCTTCATCCCCACCAGCTCTTGCTTCTTGTGCTAGTTGTTCTAAATTAGCTTTAGATAATAATTGATCAGCTAATGCATCTGCAGTCATACCAACTGATTTAGCTAATGCTTCCTGTTGTAATACATTCATTTTGGTAAAATCACCAAAATCACCTACATTTGCATTTATTTCTTTTGTTAATGTTTCATAATCACCTGTTAAAGCAGCTAATCTTGCTCTTTCTAAATTAAGATTTTTACCTGTAAGTAATTCTGCTTCTAATTCTGCATTTATACTTTCTTCAAAATTTAATAATGATTTTCCAGCAGCAGCTACTCCCTCTAAAGTCATTCCAAATTGTTTAGCTACAGCTACTGCTTTAGCTATTTTTTCAGGATTACCTCCTAATTGAGCAGCTATTTGACCTGTTATTTTACCTGTTTCTTCTAATACTTTATTAATATCTAATCTTACTCCATTTTCTTGTTCTGCTGCTACTACTGCTGCTCTTGCTTCTTTAGTAACAACGGCCATATTTTTGCCAGATATATTTGCAAATTTTGCAAAATTCGCTACTGATTCAGCCGACTGTCCTGTTAATTTCATTAACTCAGCAGATTCTACTAATATATCATCTCTTAAAACTGTAGAAGCTGTTCCAAATTGTTCATTTAAATCAGCAAATGACTTCTGTATATCTGCAGAACTAATAGCTAAATTATTTGATGCACCAGCTAATGCTGTAAAATTTAATCTCACAAAGGCAGATGAATCTCTACTAATTCCTAAACTTTTTTCTATTTTAGTAAGGGAATTATCAAAATCTAAACCCGCTTTTACTAATTGGGTCATTATAAAAAGGGGATCAGTTAAACCAGCAGCAATATCTTTACCTACTGATTTTAGTCCAATAAACATAGTTTCAACTTTACCAGCACCCCCTGCTGCAGCTGCTTGCATTTTTTCTAGAGCGGCTGCACTATCTACAAATTGACCTACTAATGGTATTTTACTTATTCCTTCTATAATTTTACCTGTTAGACCTGTTGTTTTTTCTATATCTTTTTGTTTTTTTAGCTGATCCGCTAAGACTTTACTATTATCTGTGTTATTTCCTAACTGTTCTTGGGTTAAATCTAATGCTGATCGTTGTTCTTTTGTAAGATCTCTACCAAATCTTAATTGAAGATCTTGAATTTCTGTTCTAGTTTTAGCTGAGATTATAGCATTTTTTTCTTCTTTAGTTAAATTTGCTGTTTGAGAAGCTATTTTACTTAATATCTGTTGGGATTCTCTTTGAATATCTCGTTTAGATTGTTCATTTTTTAAAATTTGTTTTTGTATATTTTTAGATTTTCCCTGCCCTGCTATAATTTTATCTGAATTACTAGATAATTCTTTAGCAATATCAGCAGTATCTTTAAAAGCTTTTTTAAAAGCTGCTGCTTCTATAGTACCTAGACCTAAACCTTTAGCAAGAAGTCCAGCTTCTTGAGCTATGTCTCTAGAAGAAAATAATATTTCCTTAAGTTCTTCCCTAAGCTGTTTTGCTTCAGCCTTTGAATTTTTTAGTTCTTCGCTTTGGTCTGCCATAATATATTATCCCTGTGGTTATAAATATAAAAAAGAAAGGTATCTTCGATACCTTTGCTTTAATAATTATATGTTGAAGAGGGACTTACATTAGGACCCGCTACTTTATTTGGAGATGAATTACTTTTATTTTTTATTTTATTAGCTTCTTCATTTTGTTGTTCATGATGTTCATTAATTTTACTAATGTGAAATCTTCTCATCCAGATAGGCATGTTGTATATCTCTGAGTGTATAAATCCACCGCCGCCATGGTACACCAGATCATGTATCTGATTGAATACGAGATTTCTATATTTGGGCGTCAGGCCAAAAAAAGTTAAGACCGATGGGGAGTGTAATATCTTCTATTACTGTCCCATCCTCAAATTCAACATCGTAAGTTAAATCAATGTCTGGCATTGATTTTGAAATATAATCTCTTAATGCTCTTGCATCACGAGCTAAAAAATTTCCATCTACAAACTCTCTAATAGTTTTCTTCTCATAATCACCATTTACAGATGTAATTAAATATTTCATTCGAGTAGTTAATTCTGAAGAAGATTTTTTATTTAGTTTTTTAAGACCTTTTAATTCATTAGTTATTTTATTTTCATCATCCTGAGATAAAAATTTAAATGTAATAAGAAGTTTAGATGTAGGTAATGTAAATTGAAATTCATTTTTACCATTTGTAATTATTGATTCGTCTATTTCTTTATCATTAGATTTAGTTAAATCAACTGTTATATCTTCTTCTTCTCCTGTATTAGGATTTTTTAATTTAAATGTATAATCTTGACCATATCCTAAAATACGTGCAGCTACTAATATAGCATTTTTATCTCCTATAAGTAAACTATTATAATCAATAGAAGTTACAATAAGAGATTGTAATAATTTATCAATTACTGTTCCATTTTGGATAAGATTTTGATTTGTAAGAATATCTTCTTCACGAGCAGTCATATACTTCATTGTGATTTTACCTGATCTTAAAGGAGATCCTTCAGGATAAAGTAAACCTTTTGATGGTAATGTAACTTCTTCAGTAGGATATTGGTGTTTTTCTTCCTGAGTGTAAGATGTTTGTGGGGGGTTTGGTATTTGTTCCATAACGTTATTTTTTTATTAAAACTAGTTCAGATATACATATATAAAGAAAATAAAAAAGCGCCCAAATAGGCGCTTTCTTTTTATATAATTTATTACTATTAGTAATTTAAGATAGCATAATCCATTACTATAGTCATATTAATGTTAGCTGGTGTGTCTGAAGTCCAATCCATATCTCCAAAATTAGCTGATTGACAATAAGCACCTTTTAATATCCATTCTTCAACAACATCACCTACTGGTCCTAATGTGTTAATTCTAATATCTTTTTTATAGAAATCAGAATAACCATCTCTACCTGTAACTGACTCGTGTGACAAACGAACCCACTCCATTACTGCTTGAGCACCTGATGGTGTTACTGGATCATAAAGATCACATGTAATATTTTCCCAATTTGCCTTACCTTTGATTTTTCTTTTCACATTAATATGATCAAGAACTACTTCTCCAAATGAAATACTTGGTCTTGATATTTTCTTAATAAGGTATGCTGGGATACCATCGATGAACATTAGGAACCTGTTTTGCAACTTTGGTTCAAATGCTGTGAACATCATTTCGTTTGTGTTTAATATTGCCATCTTTTTGTTTTATTTAAGTTGTTCTATGATAAATATAATTTCTTTTAACTTTTTAGTAACCTCCACCACCACCTGCACCACCTGAAGCACCTCCACCATCAAATGTAGCTCCTGTTGGTAATACATTAAAGTCTAATACTATAAATTCTGCTGTTTTAGCTGGTTGTAAATATATCGCGCCAACTAATTGGTTTCTATCGATTACATCTGGAGTGTTATTAGCTTCGTCCATTTGCACTCTAAATGCGTATAGTCCTTGTCTTTGTTGTACTGATTCTAAGTATGGATTAACAATATTTAGGAATCTATTTCTTGTAGCTTGTGTATTTTGTTCAAACACTAAGTATCTTGAAGAACTTGCAATAAATTTCTTAAGTGCAATCATTAATCTACGAACATTAATTCTATCTAATGCTGTTGATCTTTCTTGTAATGTTTTCTGACCCCAAATACAAACTCCTGTTTGTGGGAACGTTGCTATTGGATTAATTTTATTGTCATATAATGAATCTCTTTCAGCTTGATTTAATCTTATTTTAGCTTCAATAACATTTCCTAATACTCCTCTATTTAAACCTGCTGGTGCAAACCATTCTGCAGCAATTCTATCTGAAGCAGCTATTGCTCCTGGTACTATTACTGATGGTGGTACTAATACTGGTTTATTTAAAGCAGTATCAAGTACTTTAACCCATGGATAATAAACTGCAGCATAATTAGTGTCTATACCACTTACATTACTTACAGCTGTATTTACTGAAGCATCTACTTCATTTAAATCCATTACAAAAAATGCATCTCCTCTTTCTTCTACCATATCAATACCTGCATTTGTAACTAATGGATGTAATGAATGAATAACTCCAGGCATAGCTAACATATTAATATCATATTCGTCTTGATTTGATAATATGTCTAATGCCTTTTTATATCCTGTGTATCCTGCTTTTGAAGTTGTACTTAAATCAAATCCATATACATTAGTTGCAGATATATGTGATCCTATTTTTTTAACTGTCCATGGTGCTAAACCATCATCACCTCCTTGGAAAGGAACTGTAAATTTCAATTGATCTGCTGTTGGTCCTGTTGCTCCTGTTGTATCAATTGAGGCACTTAATGATTCTGTCCATAAACTTGAACTTGCATGACCATAGAAATTTTCAACACTAAATGCACCCGCTGCGTTTGTAGGGGCACTATTTGGTAAAGGTTGTAAGAAATTTTCATTATCAGATGATTTATCTATAAATTTAAATCCTAAATATCCTTTAGAATTATATGATCCACCACTTGCAAGTGGTAATGTTGATGTATGAGCATTATATGTTGTTGAAGATTCTAATGTTTGTTCTCCTTCGTATGAAGCTGTAGGGAAGAATGATGCTGATACATCTCCTAAATCATTACTAAAGAAACCACCTAATGCAATTGGATTTAACACTGATGAGAATCCTTTTGGTGATAATTTAGGTGATGTTGCTCTTGAATCTACAGCATTTGAAACTTCTACTCTTATGTAATTTGAAATGTTTGAATAATTTCCAAGTAATTCAACTTTTCCTAAAGTATCATTGTACTGTGGATATCTATCTCCAATAACTCTTGAAATATATCTTGGGCTATTTGGATCTAAAGTTACATTATTATATTGTTCTAAAATTAATGGTGTTTTGTCTGTATCGTTTGTTCTTCTTAATAAAACTGAAAATTGTGAATATTGTTCAACGTTATCTATATCTCCTGGTTCTTTTAAATTTGCTATTGAGATTTTATACTCATGACATAAATGTTTTCCATGATCTAAAGTATGGAATTTAAATAAATCTTTTTGTCCTAATGCAATTTGTGATTGAATAAAAGGTGTTGATGAATAACCATATCCTTCTGTTTGGCCAATTCCATCATATACTTGAGGAGTTGCACTCATACTAGCAAAAAGTACAATAGATCCTGTTCCGTGTCCATAACCACTTAAATTATTTGTACCTAATACTTTTGATTGTAACTCTTTAAAATTTAAATAAGTGTAAGCAGGAGTACCTGCATATGAATCTGCTCCATCTTTACTATTGTTTGGAGTGTATCCTAAAAATTTAAATAGATAATCATTACTAGATGGATTTAAAGAAGCTGAAAATCTTGTTGTTGTAACATTCGAACCACTAAGAAATATTCCAAAACTTCCAGATATATCATTATCTGTAGCTCCTGCATGCTCTCCAATTGATGAAAATTGTAATGAAGGAGTACTTGCTGCTTTAGAAGGATAAAGTAATCCTACTAATGTTTTACCTGCACTAGAGGTGGTGCCTCCAGATATTACTGATCCTGATAAAAATACACCGATAGGGTTAGATTGTCCTGCTGCTGTACCTAGTGTGTATCCACCTCCTGCTAATATTCTACATACCGTAACTGAGCCTGCATTTTTTAAATATTCTCTTACTGTTTGTGGAACATATGTTTCAGAACTTAAAGGTCCAAATCTTCTTTCATATTCTGCGAAACTTCTTACTACTGTTGGTACAAATGCTGGTCCTTTTTCTGTTGGTCCAATAATTGCAGCGCCAATTGCGCCAATTCCTTGTGGTAAAAATGATAGGTCGTTTTCTCTTGTAAATACACCCGGGGAAATAATTTGTTCTGCCATTTTATATTATTTTATAATGTTATGTCTGGTTATTCTATTATAAATATAAAAGAAGAACACAAACCAAACTAAAGTAGGTAATTAAAATTATAATTCCCTTAATAATAAATATAATGGTTTTTTAAAAAACTATTGTGCTGGAGTAAAAGTTCCTGTTTCTATATCAAGGGATCCTTTACCATATTTATCTGATAAAGATTTTGCTATTTTAGTTTCTTCTTTTTCTAATCCAGATAATTGGTTTTTTAATAAAATTTCAGCTTCTTCTAACTTAATTTTATTAATTCTTAGTTGACCAAATTGAATTGTTGTTTGGTTAACTTTTAATTGAAGTTCTCTTAATTTTTGAATCTCTTCAGATGTAAATTGAATTGGTCCTTTTTTAATGTCTGTTGGGGTTGGTATTTTTTGTTCTACTGCCATAACTTAAATTATATTAAAATTTATTTTTTATTGATTATTTATTAATCGGATATACATATATGTAAGAAATAAAAACCATTAATCTACATTAATTACTTTACCTATGTTTGCAGTAGCTACTCCTATTACTTTACCTATATTTGCTGATGCTACTCCTAACACATCATGTGTGTATCCTGTAACAGCGTCTGTAAATGATAATTGTATTGTACTATTAAATGCTATACCATTACTTATATCACCACTTGCTGCTAATGGGCCTTCTTCTTCTGCAGCAAAATCACTAACACCTAATAAAGCTATATTAAAATCATCTTGAGCTATTACAGCTGCCAATCCAACAGCCGTAAAGGCCATAGAAATTACTCCACTAGTTGCCCAACCTGTAGAAGCAGTATAAATAGTCTCACGGTCTATGTTATTAAAATCATCGTTAACTATATTACTACCATCAGCCTCTCCTCCTTCACCTGTACCAGCAGTATGTTTTATACCTATAGCGTTAGCATCAGCATTAGTTACACCAGTTAGTTGAAGTTTCATACCACTAACTCCAGCTGTTATTCCTGACGTGTCAAAGTGTAGAAAAGTTCTTGTAAATCTATGTGTAGCACCACCTCTACCTGATGAGAAAAAGTATTGCATTGCAAACTGTTGATTACCAGTTACATTATCTGTAGCTGTACCACTTGTGGCTGCATGTGCGTCTCCATAAGTACCTGCTGCATTTCCTTGGATAATTCCTTTTCTATTTACTGCTAAAGTTCCCATTTAAAATTGTTTTTTAGGTAAATAATAAGTTGTAGAATTAAAATAACTATTTGTTGGTGGATCAACAGTTATAGCTTGATAAGTTACATTAGGTATACTATAATAATTAGTTTCATTAGTGTTGTTATTCCACCAAGTTACTTTAGTGTTTGATTTTGTTAAAGCACTTAAAGATGAACTAAAATTTTTCATATTTTCATCTCCAAAAGTATCATAAAATATACCGTCGTATGTTGATAAAGAATCTTTAACATCATACCAACTACCTGTTATAATATTTACATTAGATTTATTTGAAGCCCATGCCCGAGCCTTGGATATTATGTTAGGATGGTTTTCTATTATGGTATGTGTTGAAATTGAATGAGAATGCATATAACCTGCTGATAT